CAGAATAATGTTCATATAATATCGTGTATAAATGACAACACAACAATAGGTAAAATTTGGGAAATTACATTATTTGAAAAAGAAGATATCTCTATAAATGTTCTGTATAATAATAATTTAGTAATATTTACATCTACATATCCATCCCAATACAATTCTAGTTCCACTAGTTCTAGATTAATCGCCATAAATTTAAATAACGGTACTATAAAATGGGAGAATGAATTTGTTTGGACTGCGCTAAAATCAGGATATGAATCTGCTTATAATATTGATTCTTGTTATCCACCAACATATTCATTAAATAATTATAATAGTACGATTATACTATTAGATAATGAATATAACGGTCATGCTGTTTCGTTAATAAATGGAACAGAACTATTTAATATATCAATTAAAATTGCCCCAAATCCCTACCCTCCACAATATAACTTATCTGTAGTTTCTCATGATGCTAAAACTATATATTCTTCAGTACCTCAAAATTCAATAAATAATGGGTACATAAAAGCATCGTATGTAGGTAATAACTGTGATAGTAACCATTATGGACAAGGTTGTAATAAATCTTGCGATTGTATTTTTGAGCATGGAATAAAAAAATGTGATTCGGGAGTATTCGGGTCCGGACAGTGTAGTGGCCCTTGTAATAAACATTGGGTTGGATATAGATGTGATGAGTGCGATACTAATTATTATGGACAAAATTGTTCAGGTATGAAATGTAATACGGGTATTTCACCAATTGGTATTAAAATAGGGGGGATTTGTGATTGCGGGATAACTGGTTCAGGTCATTGTCGGACTTGTTATCCAGGCTATACTGGATTAGATTGCGACGATTGTTCTAAAGATTTTTATGGTAGGTATTGTGCTAAATCATGCCCGTGTAAACATGGTCTAAACTCTTCGGGGATAAACGGAACCGGCCATTGTAAGTATTGTGATGATAAAAAATGGAGTGGTATAGATTGTGATTTATGTCATGGTAAAAATGATGCCCCTCAATGTGGAACAAAATATAAAGTGTTAGACTGTTTTGACCCTATAAATGGTGCGTCTATACGTCAGGGCTGCCCTTCTATGTGTAATTCGTGTCCTTCGTCCATTCCTAATCCGTATCAAAAATATAAATGTTTCAATAATGAATGTTTAATGGTATCTAACAGCACATATGGGGGTGGAACATTGGATGAATGTCATACTATTTGTGGTAAAGGATATTGGAATTGTATAAATGGATATTGTTTGCCTAGTACCAGTGTTGGATTAAATAGGACACAATGTAAAAAAATGTGTTACAATGGTATCACACAAATAAATAATTATATTTAGCGATATTCATTTATAAAACTTTGATTAGATTATCTTTCAATCTTAATTATCTAAAATTATTTTGAAGATTTATCAACCATAAATTGAATACAACACAATATGTAAAAAATTGATTAATCTGTATATTTAAAAAACATTAAAGATGGCTGATACATGTCCAATATGTTTATATAATATTCACCCTATTGGATTAATAGTAACTAGTTGTAATCATAAATTTCATATTAATTGCATTAATGCATGGATACAGCGCCAAGTACACCACAATTGTATTGCTAATTGTCCCGTTTGTAGAGAAATTATACAAGATACAAATTATTAATTAAATTTTTTAGGTTCAGCATAAAATTTAAAGTTTTTATAGTGTATACTTAAATATTCCTCTATTTTTTTTCTAAATGTTTCATAATTTAATATATTACCAGCACATTGTATACAAATAAGAATACTTTGTTTTTCTGTTAAATATAAATTTTTATAGTGTATTTGTATATCCCAATTATCATCACCTATCCATCCTTGGTCTATATTAGTATAAGTATTCATTTTTATAAGAGGTTCATCTTGCCTATCATAAAAATGAGAATATTCTGCCATACCTATAATTTTGCCTCCATACTTTTTTGATGTAAAAAACCATAAAATATCATCAGGTTTTATTTTTTTTACAATTGTTTTCATACAATTATTACGTCCTCTTTTAACTCCCAAAAAGCTAGTTTACTATTATTAAAATTCACTCCATCACTAACACGTATTAACCAATGATTCATTATTGCATATTTTTGAAAATATTAATATTTCAAATTTATACATGAAGAGATAATAAGTAACGAACAAACTATAAAAGATAAATAATAATACTATTATAGAATATGAAACAGAATTATCAAAATATAATAGAACATATTAAATTTTAGTAAATTAATTGAATATTACAAATAAAAATGAGATTAATAAACTAAATACTCTATAATAAATGTATTTTTGAAAATATTAATATTTCAAATTTATTATGATTTTATTTATTTTCCAAGAAACTCTTATTTAAATTGGGTTAATGAATTTTCAATAGATTTTGCTCTTAAAACTCCAACATGTAATTTTTGTATTGGTGGTAATGAGTTAATAGTGTTTCCCATACGTTTATTTTTAGAATTATATCGTGAATGATGAATGAATTTCAATCCACGACATGCATTATCAATAATAATAACATATTCATCAGGTTTAATTTTCCCTTCTAAAAATATTAATTTTATTATATCCTCTAATGTATGTATATTTTTTGGTGATTTAAATTTTAATGCTTTATTATATTTTAAAATTTTCTCAGTTTTTTCTGGTATATCATCTTTATATTCATATAATTCATTTAATTTTAATCCTAAATGTAATTTTGTATCAGTTGATAATTTGGATACTACTTTATTATCTAGTTTTATTAAATCATTCGCATTTTCATCATTTAATTCAAAAATACCTAATAGCCCTTCAGCTCTACGATTTGTATTAAAATGAAATTTAGTATTTATAGGTTTATAATTGTAACTGTACTTAACAAAATTAACTATATCACTAGTTGTAGTTGGTGTTTTTGGATATTGCCAAGATTTAGTAGAGATTTTTTTTTTCAACTTTGATTTTTTTAGATATGATGATAGTAAATCATCATTTTTATCGATATCATACTTTTTAATACAGTAATGGTTCCAATACATATTAACTATATTTTCTAATAATCGCATGTGTTCTATTTCATTTGAATTGATTAATCCTTGTAAAAAAGTATTTCTATATCTTGAACTTAATATTTTATTTAGCAACCTAATAATATCAAAAATAGATTTTCTTCCAACCGGCTGAGCGGCTACAATATTACAAGCTAAATTTGCATTGTATCTATATGGTTTAAAACCCTTTGCACGTTGCTTAGAATTTATATTTAAAAATACCTTTTCAAAATCAACTCTATCTTTTTTTCTATAATCAGTAATAGTTGATGATGCGCCATGGCCTTGTATAAAAAACACTCTAAAGTTTGTTTTTTTCATATACGCGTTATTGGCAATTGTTGTTGGGATAGTTTCTCCTATTTTACTAAATTGCTTATTTATATAAATATGATCATTATCAGGGAAAAATGTATTATAAATTTTTTCGGTTATTTCTGACTCTATAGTTTCAGTTGGACAAAAAAAATATTCTAATAAATCCATTCTATGTGTAGATAATAATGTTTTAGCATTAAAATTAGATTTTAAACTTTTATTAACATAATTTAAATCATAGTTATTGTAACATGACTCAAATACCTTTAAACTTTCATTATTATTTATAAATTTAATAAATTGAGCTTTAGTAAATGATGGTTTTAATTTGGCTGTTATTTTAGCGGTTCTATGAGTTGTATACAACATATATTTTTTTATATCTTCAATTGGTAACGATAGCAATAAATTAAAGCTGGTCTGTTTGCAATGCAATAAATCATCAAATGTTATAACTTTTAATTTGTCTACAATTATATTTTTAAAATTTAATTTGTATTTAGAACTACTCAAAAAATTAAGATTAGTTTCAATAATATTATTATATTTGGATTCTGATGGTTTATTTTCAAACAAACTTAACATTGTTTTATATTCTGATTTCTGACTTAGTAACAATTCAAATGCTTTAAAAAATCTATATTCAATATTACTATCTTGTACTTGGTCTTGTGTGATGAGTCCTTCTAAATTCATTTTATATAGTTTTCTACCTACAGGAACAGATATAGCATCTTTAAATTTAAAACTATCATTAAAAGAAAACAATAAATCTATATTTGTTTTTATATTTATTAATAAATGAGAATATTCATATGGATAACTTATTCCTTGCGGCCAAGCTTGCATAATATGTTTTTCCACAAATATAGTATGATGAAATTCTTCTAAACCATAATGTCTTAACCAATATATTATCGGAATTTCTTTTATTTTTAAAGTTGTATTTCTTTTAACTGTATTTGAATATAATAGTTTTTTACTCATTATGATATTATATTATTTTTTATTTATTTAATTAATTAACAGTTTTTTTGCCTTTAATACTCATTTTGTTGGTCACATTTGAAATTCTTTTATAGACAGTTTAATATGATTATTAGTATCATATTAAATTTCTATATCAAAAAAAAACTTAAAATACGTAAATTTAGATGTATTTATAGCTATAAAAATAGTTCATTTAAATATAATTATAGTGCATTTACATAATATTTCAGCTGTTTTAAAATTTTCCGTTTATGCCAATATAACGAGGATTTTCATCTGTACGAATAATATTAACTATCCAATTCATAGGAACTTCATTTTCTATAAGATCATTATCTCTATCTTTAAATATTACTTTAACTCTTGGCATAGATTTAGCATATAATACTGAATTAGACAATGACTTTTTTGGTATACTTTTAATTGTACCATATACTGTTTCATCACTTTTTTTTCCTTTATCAATATAATAAGATTCAACAAAATCGCCTTTATTGATATCTTTATTCCAATTAATATCTATTTCTACTTTTTCGTTTAAGGAATAAGTTGTATACAATACCATAAATAATAAAAGAATAGGAGGAGCATACTCCTCGCCCAATATTGAGTTTAAACCAGCACCAACTAGTCCACCTACTAAAAAACTCTCCCACATTTGCATCCAACCATGAAAAAGTCTTGTAATTAACCATCCAATTATTCCTTGTTTATTTTTAATTGGCGTTCTTTCAATTTTTCTAGAACCTCCTTTTGGAGAATTTCTTCCTGATTTTTTGGATGAACGAGAACTTCTTGATTTTCGTGAAGTTCTAGATAAACGAGAACTTCTTGATTTTCGTGAATTTGTAGATGAATCTTTTAAATTAGGAAATAGAGTATTTATATGTGGAATCTTTCTTATTTTTTGTAAATCAAAATCTCCAGAACTATCATAAACATGATTAGATATTTCTTTAAGCAACTTAGGATTTTTTTTTAACTCATTGGATATTTTAAATAATATATCTTTATTATAATTTAACCATTTTAAAAAATTTTT